CAAGCGATTGCCTCTGGCGACAAAGACCAGATCAAAGCATCCAACGCGGCCATCGTCAAAGACTACGAAGACAAGGGTATCGAGTGGCGCGAAGAGGCCGAGATGAAGACCAAGGCTCAAACTGTCGGTAGTAGCTCCCAAGGTGGCGTCCTGGTCCCTACGACTCTACGCGAGTCAATCATCGCCAAGATGTACTACATCAGCCCAATCCGCCAGATAGCGACTGTCCTACAAGACATGCCTGCCATCCTGAACATGCCATTTGACAGCTCATTGCCAACAACCTACTGGGTTGGTGAAGGTGTCGCTATCACGGAGAGCGGTGCGACGTTCGCAGCTAAGACTCTCGTTCCATTCAAACTAGCTGGCCTCGACAAGTTTACTTCAGAATCACTAGCTGATACTGCTGTGACACCTGCCCTTCAGAACATCGTTGAAGACCGTTTCGCAACCGCCTTAGCTCTGGCTGAGAACCTAGCCTTTGCAGCCGGTGACGGTGCCAGTAAGCCATTTGGCTTCCGCTCAAGCGACATCGTACCTACGGCTGTAACCGGTAACACGACCATCGGCAACCTAGCGTTCACTGACGTCTTACGATTGAAGTTCTCGCTACCAACGGCTTACCGCAACATCGGCTCGTTCTTAACATCGAGCGCTGGCCTGCTACTGATCTACAACCTAAAAGACCTCAACGGTCGTCCGCTGTATATCCCTAGCCTCGTCGAGGGCACACCCGACACCTTTAATGGTCGTCCTATCGTCGTGATTGACGAGATCCCAACTAACCTAGGCGCTGGCACTAACCAGACGGAACTGTGGTACGCCGTACCATCGAACTACTGGATCGGAAACCGTGGTGCTTTGCGCGTTGACTACGGCACTGATGGAACTGACTTCTCGCAAGACAAGATCAGCCTCCGCATGATCGAGCGTGTTGCCGGCCGTCCTTACATGGACCTTGCTTGGGCAAAAATGCTCGTCTTCTAGATCAACCGTGATTTCTTAGAAAGGAGATCCATCCATGAGCGTAAAGACAACCCTAGTAACATTTGTTAAGGACATCTACCCTCACGTCAAAGGCGACGTGCTGAACATTGAGACCACTGTTCTCAAGGCTATCGCCGACGACTTCTATGTGTTGGGTGAGAAATTGACACCTACGGTTGATGGGGTAACCCCCAACGTAGCGACACCCGCTCAAACTGCCGCTGAGGCCACACTGGTCGCCAGCGCACCCGCCGACACAGCGTCCAAGGCTGATACAGCCACGACTGTTCCCGACGCGACACCCGCTCAAACTTAGCAATAAGTCACAGCCGACAAACAAGCGTGTAGTAATGCACGCTTGTTTGTTTTATAGTGAGCCTATATGAGCACGATATTTACGACTACCGATTTAAACACATACACAGGTAAAACCCTGATACCAGCCACGAGTGCGATGGTGACAGCCGCCGTCAACGATTGGGTTGAGCAATACACCCACCGGTCGTGGGGAGTCATTAAGTCGATTGTCGCTGAGCGCTACGACTTCAAAGACACTATCTGGCTACGCCATCCCGACGTCGTCTCAGTCGATGCCGTCGTAATTGGCTATCCTGGACAAAGTCAAGAGACAATCAGTCCGGGTAACTACTTTAGTAACGCTCTGGGCCGCGTTACGCTCTACTGGGGCGCTCACCTACCACAAAGCAAGTGGAATAACGACTTACTCTCCATCTCCTATACCTACGGCGTCCTGACGGTCCCTAACGACCTCAAGTTAGCTGCGCTGGGCATCGCGGCCGTGATGTACAACTTTGCCATAAACGGCCAACAGAACATCGTGTCGAGTTCGGTCGGCTCGTATCATGTCCAGACCATCGGTGCGATCCGCGGCGCGGGCGGTGTTAAACCAAATTCGGCTATGAACACGGCCGAGGCCAACTACGCGATCATCGACAGTTACGTCATGCGGAGACAGTAGGGGTGCTCAACCTCTTCCACCTTTGCGATGTGGCCCGGAACCAAGAGATCGGTACTAATCACCGACACCTCTTCGCGACTATCTATACCGATGTTCCATCCATGTTCTTGCCGATGTCGGCCCAAGCCGCCATCCAAAACAGTTTCTCGGTCGGCTTCGCCTGGGACATCTACTTCAACGATGGCCAGGACATCCAGATCGGCGACAAGCTGACCTATAACGGCCAGACCTACATCGTCCGGGGCAAGCAACCTTTCGCGGGGCTGCCAGTCGTAGCGCATCTGCACATTACAGCTGAGACCGAGCACGCTAATGGCCAGTAACGGCATTACCTACGAGATCATCATGGACGCGACCGCGACTGAAGCGGTCCTGGCGCAGACGGCTGCCATGTTTCCGAGCTACATCAACTCCTGGCTCGTCGAGACCGGCACGCTGGTCAAGGAAGAGATGAGTAGTCGCGCTCCCGAAGGCGTGGCGGGTGCGCTAGGCCAAGGCCTCAAGAACAACATCGGCCTGGTGATAGACCCGACGCTCATGACGGCCGACATCCGACCGAGTAATCAGATCGCCTACGCCGATGCCGTCGAGACCGGCTCGAAGCCGCACCGACCGCCAGCTGGGCCAGACAGCTCACTGGCGCAGTGGTGCGAGATGAAAGGCCTCAACGTCTGGGCGGTCGCCAAGAGCATCGAGCGCAAGGGCACCCAGCCGCACCCATACATCCAACCGACCTATGACGCGACCAAAGAAACCGTAGCCGAGCGCTTCAGTCTCGGCGTAACCCAGTATCTCGAAAGGATGGCTATATGACAGTTGCTTACAAAGGCATGAACCGAAAAATCAAGGACGCCGTCGTCACTATGTTGACCGGCATCACCTACGACACCGGATCAGGCGCCGAGCCGGCCTTCGTCAGCGTGCTCGACAACACCAAAGATGAGTTCGAGGGTTACCCATCGGTCCGGGTACTACCTAATGACATTGCTAGTGTCACGGCTATGAACGCCGAGAAGGACCATACCGTGTCGTTCGCGGTCATCATGCACTTTCCGCTTAACTCACCAGCTGACGTCGAGAGCGATACCTATAACCATATGTACGACCTGACTGATCTGATCGTTGATACGTCGGAGCATGGTGACTATATAGGCCAGCTTTCGACTATCGATCCCACAATTCAGAACTGGATGATGGAAGTCAAGAGCGCCCGCTGGTATATCGCCACTGGTAAGAGCGGTGCATTGCTGCTTTGCAATGTGAATATTACAGTTTCCTATTCTCGATATACGTATTAGGTGCTAAGTTAAGAATATGGATACAACACCATCAATAGAAGAACAGCCCAAGCAAACGATTGCCGCTAAGGTCATAACCGCTAAGCGATTGTACTTCCTCCCACACAAGGGCAAGTCGTACAAGGCCGAGTCCGTTGATGATGCTATCGCGCAGTCGGAGAACGAGGATAAACAACTAACTAACAAGAAAGACGAAAAGGTGAACGATGCCAAGTAATGACTTTATAGGACGACGCACAGCCGTTGGATTCGGGTTTGAAGCAACCGCAGGAACAGCCGTAGCGCCAACGACATGGATGCGCCTACTGACGCCTGACGTTCAAGACGGCGCGACCTTCATCGACAACAACAGCGGTATGGGCCGCGTCGAAGACAGCGATGACCAAGCTCTGGTCGGTCAGCAAGCCACTGCCAAGCTAAACGGCAAGGTCACCGACCTCAGCATCGGCTACTTGCTAGCCAACGCCTTTGGTACCTGGGCCAGCACCCTTCATACTGGCGAAACAACCATCTACGACGCGACCTTCACAGTCGCCCAGACCAACGTGCCGCCAACCCTCACCATGGCCAAGATTGACCCTGTTGAGTCCAAGCGTTACAGCCTGGCGACTGTTTCGGACATTGAGATTGCCTGTGTCGCCGGTGACTGGGTTAAGCACACTACGACAGTGCAATCCAAGCTCGGCGCTATCAGCACTGATACGGCCGCCTTCGTGGCTGAGAATGAGTTCACTAGCAAGCACGTCACTGTCAAACTAGCGACTAACCTAACTGGCCTAACCGGTGCCACACCGATTCAAGTCAAGTCATTCAAACTGAAGCTTGACAAAAAGCTAGAAACCTACATTCCACTTGGCATGATTGACCCAAGCGTCTTCAACACCACGGCCGTGGCTGTGACTGGCGAAGTGGTCCTTCGTTACAACACCTCAACGCTGCACGACACTACATTTGCCAACACGCCTCAGGCCATGGCGATCCAGATCCAAAACAGCGACGTCTTACTTGGTGTCACGGCTCACCCAACCCTGACTCTGACAATGCCTCGTGCCCGACTCAATACCTGGAGCCACACGGCTGACCTGGACAAGGTCATCGAGCAGACTGTCGGCTTCAAGGCCAACCTCGACGTCACATCCGGCTATATGCTGACTGCTGTTCTGACTAACACCAAAGTGGCTTACGTCTAATGGCTCGCCAACTAGCGATCACCCGTAAGTTCAGCCTGTCAGGTGTTGCCGATGGCTGGACCGATGAGAGCTTCGTTATCTACTCACCAGTTGCCTATGGTGACCTCAAGACCTTACGTGATGCTGCCCCTGAGGGTATGCAAGAAACTGACGCGATTGACTTCACGCTTAATTTCATCAAGTCGCACGTCATCTCGGGCAAGATCCAGATCCTTGACGAGACTGGTAATCCAGTCGTGGCCGACTTTGAAAAAGATGACCTCGACCAACTGCCTCCCGACACTATAAACGCGATGTTCAGCGCGCTGACCGGGGTAAAACTGGACCCAAAAGGTACATCGACAGCGACGGAAACATCACCGACGTTGCCGCCTACACCAGAGCTTCAGACCTCTACAACGCCTACCGCGACCTCATAGTTCACGACAGTATAGATGTGCCACATTCCGTTATGGAGGATGTGGCCTTCTTTAGTTATCGCGAGAACTTCCATCTCTCATGGCAAGAGGCCATGGATGAGCCGTACGAAGAGATCGAACGCGCAATTACCATATGGTCACTAAGAAGCGAGCGTGATAAGTTGAATACAGGAAGACAGAGACAGTAAATAGTCTCAAGATTGACCGCACTACATGGCCTATAGCAACACAATCGGCATCCTGATCGCAGCAAAAGACGAAGCTTCAGCCGTCATTGATAAGGCCGCCGTTAGTACGAAGGCCGCAGCGGGTGAGGTTAATGGCCTCGGGAGCGCTTCCTCGGCCACTGGCAGTCTGCTTAAGACGGGCCTGGCGGTTGGTCTGCTGGCTGTAGTAGGTGAGAGCGCCAACCTAGCTATCAAGTTCCAGCAAGACATGGAGATACTCCACACCAACGCGGGTGTGGCTCAATCGTCCATCGCAGGACTCGGCCAGTCGTTTCTCAATATGGCCGGATCAGTCGGTCAGACCCCAGATCAGTTAGCCCAGGCCTTCTATCACATCGCCTCAGCGGGTACTGGCATCTGGTCAACGGCCCAACAGCTCGACATCTTGAAGTCAGCCGCCGAAGGTGCAGCCATCGGTAACGCTGACCTGGGCGACACGACCTACGCCCTGACCAGCGCCATGTCCTCGGGCATCGGGGGAGTCAAAGACGCAGCGGGCATGATGGCCGTGCTCAACGCCACGGTTGGCGCGGGCGACATGAAGCTAACCGATCTCAACGCTGCCCTTGGCACGGGCATCCTATCGACCGCGGCCACCTTTGGTATCTCAATTCAGTCGGTCGGTACGGCTATCGCCACCTTGACAGACAACGGCGAGTCAGCCGACGCGGCAGCTACCAGACTGCGCATGACCTTTGCCTTGATGGCTTCACCTAGTGCCGCCGCTACTAAACAACTTGAAGCCTTAGGCCTGACAGCCGAGGACGCCAAAGTATCGACCGATGGTATGAACGCCGTCTTTGCCAAGTCAGGACTCAGTACTACCAAACTAGCTGACGACCTGAGGCAGCCAAACGGCATCACGGCTGCTATGCAAGACCTTAAGGACCACCTCGAAGCCGCTGGCCTGTCGTCCAGTGAGACCGACGCAATGCTGTCGAAAGCCTTTGGTGGTGGCCGCACTGATGCCGCATTGCTGACAATGTTGAACAACCTCGACCGCATGGGTGCCAAGTTCACGGCCATCAACAAGAACGCTAGTGACTTCACTTCAAACTACGCGGCGCAACAGGCAACTGACGCTCAGAAGATCAAAGATGCGTGGGCGGGTATCCAGGCGGACCTGACACAGCTTGGCTCGGTCATCGCGCCACTTGCTGCGGGGGCGCTAACCGACGTCGCAAACGGCGTCAGTGGACTATTCAATTGGTACGGACAGCTTAGTCCGGTTCAGAAGACTGTTCTGGGTGACCTTGGATCAGCAGCACTTGGTCTAGCTGGAACTGTTTTAGCAGTACAGGGAATTGCCAAAAGCATCTCAGCTGTTAAGGATGCGTTCAACGATCTTACTAAGGCAAAAGATTGGGTCGGAAGTGCAGCCGATGCGGCAAGCACTTGGGTTGGTAAAGGAGTTGATGTAGCTAAAGGCTGGGCTAGCAACTTTAAGGATATGGTCACTAACGCGTCCGGTGCAGCATCTGACATTGGTAAGAGCGCAGCCTCAACCGCAAAATCATGGGTTAGTGCAGCGTCCGACGGAGTTACATCAGCCGCTAAGACTGCTGCGGGTTGGGTGGTCTCTGGCGCTAAAGCAACAGCCTCTTGGGTAGGTGATGCTGTACCAAAAATAATCAGTGCTTTCTCACTAACGGCACTTAAAAGTTATGTACATGCTGCCGATGTGGGTCTCGCCTGGACAATTAATGCGGTCCGAGTCTCGTTCGTGTGGGTGACTCAAGAATTGCCAAAACTAGTTGTTGGATTCGCAACTACTTCGAAACAGGCGACTATAAAGGCAGCAGAGACAACCATTGCTTGGGTAGCCTCTGCCGCAAAGACCTCATTTGCCTGGGTTACTACAGAGTTACCAAAAATTGTCACCGGATTCATCACAGTTAAATCAGGTGCTGTAAAAGAGGCACTCGAGACAGCAGCGGCTTGGGTAGTCGAGGCAGCTAAAACCTCGTTTGCCTGGGTAGTTACGGAGTTACCAAAAATTGTTACCGGGTTCATCACCACTAAATCTTCGGCAATTCTTGAAGCTGGTGAAACAGCTATCGCCTGGGTAGCATCATCATCCAAAGTTGCTATCGCCTGGGTAGTAAACGAATTACCTGGAATAATTACTGGGTTCATTGCTGTAAAGGCTGCGGCAATTCTTGAAGCTGGTGAAACAACCGTCGCTTGGGCCACGAGTGCTGCGACGACTAGCAAGACATTCACCGCTTTATCACTCCTCATATCTACTCCTATGGTTATGCCTGCTATCGCCATCGCGGCGGCACTGTTTGCGCTCAAATCGGTGTGGGACGCGGCTAACCAGGTCGTCGATGCCATCAAGGGCGTGCAAGATGCGCAGGCATCCTCACACCAGACAACCATGGCTATCATCGCTAAGAACACCGCCGTCCAAGCGTCGGGTGTATTCAGCCTGGCCTATAAAGCTACCTACCAAAAACTGCAAGATACCGCCATGGCCCAGGACAAGGCCTTGGGTAGTGGTTCTGCCCTTGCCCTAGGTACCAGCTTTGCGTCGGGCGGCATGACGCTGGTAGGCGAGAACGGTCCCGAGCTAGTCAACCTTCCCCGCGGATCGCAGGTAAACACCGCCCAACAGACCAAGACGATGGGCGGGGGTGGTACGCAGATTGTCATCAATGGCGGCATGAACATCAACAACCAGATGGACGAGCAGAAGTTTCTCGCCAACCTCGGATGGAGGTTGTCGCTGCGATGATTATTTCTGTCAACGGTTTGGTCCTGAACGACCCGAACAACCCAAATGGCATCTACCTCGATGAGCCGATCGACGGACTAGGTCTGCCACCTATCCGCACCACGAGCGCCGACTACAGCGGCCGTGATGGTGGCTACGTCGGCTCCCAGTTCTACAGCTCGCGTCTTATCACGCTGACGGGCTTCATTTTCGCTAGTACGCCGACTGCCCTTGAAGCCAGTCGCAGGGCCTTAGCGGCGGCCGTGGCTAGTCCTACGGTGACGTTACTCATCACGACCAACGGTGGAAGTCAGTACCTACTCAACTGCAACGTTAGCTCGCTTGACATGCCGATCCTACGGACCTTCAACAAGGCTGCCTTCAACCTGACCCTGATCGCGCCCGACCCAACTATCTACGACAACTCGGCTAGTGGCCTGATGAGCGTGACCGTCAACCCGGCTCGTGGGGGAGGCATCACCTGGCCGATCGCTTGGACACCTGTTGTCTGGGCGGCCGGGTCGTTACCTACGACCATCGTCATCACGGGCAACGTCACCTTGTACCCGGTCATCACCCTGACCGACCAGATGACCAACCCAACCATCATGAACCAGACCACCGGCCAGTTCTTTAGCCTGACAGGCTTGACGACGTCGCTAGGCGACCGCTTAGTCATCGACATGAAGAACCGCACCGTGCTACTCAACGGCGGCTCGGTCTTGCCGTTCGTCACCACAACGAGCTCGTGGTGGCCGCTGCTCCCGGGCAACAACACCATAAACCTGAACACTGCCAACAGCGCCGATACAACCGTCGCCACGGTCCAGTGGAGAAGCGGCTACAGGGGCATCTAGATGGATTTCGGGAGTCCACGACTTTATGAGATCGAACTGTGGAGTCAGACCGGCTCGCGCATCGCTGATATCTCGGCGCTCTGTTCTAACCGCCAGTACACCATCCAGCGCAACGAAGCTGAGACGCTAACCTTTGATCTCGACCTGTTTGCCTTTGAGTCCTACTGCCTCAACAACTTAGGCGGTATCGATCCGCATACTCTGCTGGCGCCGGACGTCACTGACGTCAAGGTAAAACGAGCCGGACAGTACCTCTTCGGCGCACAAGTAGTCGATGTCAGTTTCGACTTGGCTGAGAGCTACCAGGTGACTGTCACCTGTAGTGGCTACCTGAATCTGTTTAAGGATCGTTACATCACGCAGGCTTTCCTAGCGACCGAGGCCACCACGATTGCCACCAGTCTGCTGACTACCACCCAGGCCCAGACCAACGGCAGTGTCGGTGTTAGTAACGCCCTCAGTCAGTACGCAACCGGCGTTGTGCGTGATCGCACCTTCCAGCTCGACAACGTCAAGCTCAAGATCCAAGAGCTGACAGCCCTGGTCGATGGCCCGTTTGACTTCTCGTTTACATGGGACAAGAAGTTTCAGACCTACGCCAAGATCGGCGCTCGGCGGACCGACCTGAAGTTTATCTACGGGGGACCGCTCAGCAACGTGGCCGGCTTCGCCCTGGACCGCAGCGGGATCAACCTCTTTAACAAGGTCTACGGCCTCGGCTCCGGCTTCGGTGCCGATCAACTGCAAAGCACGCAGGTTGATAGCACCAGTCAGCTGAACTACTACGTACGCGAGGAAATTGCCCAGTTCAACAGCGTCATCCTGCAACCAACCCTCGACCAGAACACCATCGCGGCCGTCTCGCTGGCCAAGGACATCCTGGAACTACCCAAGCTGACGATCACGGGCAAGGAACTCAACAGCAACTTCCTGAGCATCGGTGACCGCATACCGCTCCAAGTCAACAACCACACTTGGCTGTCCAACATCAACGGCCTGTACCGGATTGAACAGATGGACGTCACCATCGATGAGAACGACTTTGAGAGCGCTATCGTCCTGACCTTCGATAGCTACGGGGTCAACCAGAGTGAGTAGTCGCCTGGACCACATACCAGGAAATCAACTAGTTGCTCGTATTAGCCAACTCAAGACTGACATAGAGACCCTACGCACGGCTCAACGTGTCAGCGGCTCGTCTGGGACGCTTAACTACAAGTCAGCTAATACAAGTACGTGGGACTTGAATGAGACCGTAGGCACTACCAGCGATACGAGTACCCACAGAGTTGTCGTTACCGTTACGTTCACTAGCGATGGCACACAGCAATTTCCAAACGCCGAGTGCATGCTTGACTTGTTTATAGGCTCACCAATTGAAGCAAATCGACTAAGCGCTCAGAGCAACCAGGTTAGTGGTGTCTTTATGTATATAAACCCTCTATATCAACAGAACCCTATAGAAGGGTATATCCAGACAAATCCGGCAACATTTACAAACCCGCTGGTCTATACATGGATAGCTGGATTCATTAATAGTACTATCGGTCTACCTTTCACGTACTATCTCAAAGCGAATATAGTGGGATCGTGCCCGGGGACTATATCTGTTACAAGGACAATATCATGATAACTCGCCGTGTGGACAATATTCCGGCCAACTCGTTCGGGTCACTCCTCGATGGGCTTAATTCGCAATTAGACGAACTCAAGACCTCTCTGCAACTAGTTGGGACTTCCAGTATTATCTATAAACAGAATGATACTGGAGCGACCGCCGATTGGACCGGAACACTCACTCACGGAGGAGGAGGTCAGCCCTACTATAACAACTATGTCATATCGGCGACCGCTGCAACTCAAGGGGCCCTACTAGCTGATCTTGTTTATAAAGTATGGATTAATGGGGTCCTTACACCACATCTGCCTACAGGAGTATTCTCACTAACTAACGAATATATATTGCCGAAGGCCGGTTCAATAACAAATACTCAACAGTGGTTTCTTACTATTATAGGTAATGGTACTGCTACCGTTGCGCTCAAGGCCTATGTTCTCGCGACTGACGCGGTGACTATAACGGTAACTGAACTATGAATAATCGTCTCGATAGATCGGAAGATAGAGCGCTCCTTAAGCGCATATCTGACCTCGAAACCAAAGTAGCTGAGCTTAACACGTTTCAAAGGCTTGGTAGTCACTCCGTTGTAACTAACCGTATATTCTCGGCGAATGCCTTCGATATCGAGGTAGACAACGTACCCGCGTTTGTTGGATCAGGTGGGGCATACCAGACTATCCTTGTAACGTTTACACCTAGTAGCTCGAACTTCGCAAATATGAGCTTCGTCCATCGCATGTTTTATACGTACACGCAGGACATGACTAATGGCTACACACTAGGGATTAGCTGGGAACGACTACTACCTATCGGCAATCAGCAACAGTGGAAACTATATATTCAGTCCAACTCGACGTATGTAACCGCGTGGCTACGCCTGAAGTTCTACTTCTTCGCAATCGGAGCCGGTACGTTCACCGCGGTCCTTCTCCCTTAGATAAATGGGCTGGTCAAATCTCCGGCGATGTTTTACATTGAAGAGAGAAACATAACTACGAGGGCATCACTACGAGTAAGCTTGTACATAATTACCAAGGCGGCACGACGGACGAATACGGCACCGACCTAGTTATCAACCGTTCGCTCCAAGGCGATGTCATCGAGGGCTTCGTCGTCGCCGCTAATGGCACGCCGAACATGACGGTCCTGGTCCAACCTGGTAGTGGCCGCATCACCACGGGCACCTACCCAAGTTCATACGGCTACCTCATTAGCCACGACACGACCGTTGGTGAGTCAGTCACGGTCCCCACATCTGCCGCCTCGCCTCGCATTGACTACATCGTTGCCTACATCGACAAGGCTGTAGCTGGCTCGACCCTAGGTACAAACGTCAACAACAGCAACAACGTCCTCAAGTTCGCTGACGTCGCTGGTACCCCTGCTGGCTCGCCAGTCGTGCCAACTGTTGGTCAGATCCAGACGGCTATCGGCAGCGCGGCTAACCCTTACGTCATCCTGGCGCAGCTAGCCGTCGCGGCCAGCGTCAGCACGATCACCAACCCAAACATCACCGACCTACGTAAGTTCGTACGTGCTACTAACGGACTCGCACTAGGGGCTTCGTCCTACGTCGACAACGGCTGTGTCTGGACCATCAGCTCTGGCCTAGCCGGAACGATGACGGCTGGCCTGGTCTATGTCAACGTCGGTGGGGTGATGGTGCCAGTCAACCTGGCGACGATCGCGAGCAATACCTTTACAGCTTCACAAGACACTTATGTATACGTCAACAACACCAGCACGTTTAGCTACTCCGCTGTCGCTAACAACGGCGCTTCACCTGCTTCACCTGCCAACAGCATCCTGCTCGCCATCGTCACTACCTCGCCCTCAGCTATTACGAACGTCAACCAGGGCCAAGAGTTTATGGTAATCCCGATTATCTCATCGGTGGCTCTATCGGTTACAGACCAACTCGGGAACTTGATTTGCCCTCGTGACCCTAATAGAAAAACCCTAGGACTTCGGCAAATTATAGGGAATGTTACGACGACATCTCCCACCGCTGTTCAAATCACAGGCTTATCAGTTCCCTGTATTATCCCGTATGGTAGAAAAGTAAAGGTCACGCTCAAACTACCTACCGCCTTCACGACTGGCGGTAATGACACCGCCATTTCAATCTGGAACGGCACGGTAGGTAGTGGCACCCAAGTCACCCAGGCATCTAACGAGACGGTTGCCTCAAAAGCTATGAGCCACGAAGCCTCACTCCCGACTACTCAAGTTGCTGGCTTCAATACTTTTAACGCTGGCTTCATGATCAATGGTGGCTCAACCTTCAACACCAACGCAGCGGCTACATTACCAGCTTACTTATTGGTAGAGCTGGACTAGTAATGCGGATAAATAACAGTCATGACTACTAGCAAAACCCAAGATGAAATGGAAACCCCAGCCAAGGTCTATCAGGTTGACGCAGTGTCTAAGCAGATCGAAGAACTGGCGAATCTCGTCAAGTCGATGACTGCTACGAACGTCACAACGCAGACACTTGAGCTCGCGATCAAGGACGCCAAGGACGCTAGTGACAAGGCAACCAAACTAGCCATCGAAGAGAGCAAAACTAACTGGGTGAAAGCTGGCTGGCTTATATTTGGTACGTTGCTCTATCTGGTGGGTAACAATATCTGGCAGGTGGTAGGCACTATTGGGCGGGTCGTCAAATGAACCGACGCCGTCGATTAATCTTTCCGTTTCTAATTGTCTTGGGTGTGGCTGCCTTAGGACTTATCACCTACATTCAGAATGCCAACATCGAACAACTGCGTTCCCAGGGTAAGGACTACCAGGTTGGTACAACAGTAGTAACCCCACCTAAAAATGGTGAGTCGGCCTACCAGCTAGCGGTAGATAGCGGATTCCAGGGTAGTGTTGCTGACTGGCTCATCTCATTAGTAGCTGCTCCAATTAAGGGCGACCAAGGTAATCCTGGCAACGATGGGCTAACCGCCTACCAAGTAGCCCAGAAAAACGGTTACAGCGGCTCAGTCGTCGCCTGGTTGTCTTCGCTGCAAGGCGCGCCTGGTGCCAATGCCCCCGCTATCACCGACGCTCAAATCGCGGCGGCTGTCACGGCCTACTGTTCGAACGGTGCCTGTCAGGGTGTAGCGGGACTCAATGGAGTCGGCACCAATGGCACCAACGGTGAAAACCCCGTCCTAGCCTGTGTAACGCGCTCTAACACGCCTCCGACCCCACCGACGACTGAATACCTAGCTTGGAAGTATCCAAGCGAACCTGACAGCGCCTATCGCGACCTTTACACTGTGCCTGCTACATCGGTCTGTACGAGCTCGGTTGATCTAACGACGCCGGTTGTGCCGGTTGGACCAGCCTCATGATCGCAGTTGACGCCTTCGTCAACGAGTGGCTCGGCCGCGGCCTTGATACCGATGGCTATCCACCGTCCCAGCCGTTCCAGTGTTACGACGTCTTTATCCAGTACAACCGTGAAGTCGTTGGCTGTAGCGCCTACGTCAGTGCCCGCGTGACTGGCCTTGCCCAGGACATGTGGACCGACTTCGCCAACACCGTCCTGCCCCAGTTCTATACCCAGATCGCTTGGAATCAACCCGGCGTAAAGGGCGACGTTGCCATCTGGGGGAGGACTCCCGCCACACCAGATAGCCACATCACCGTGCTGCTGGCGGATAACGGCACTAGTCAACATATCTTTGGCCAGAACCAGCCTCAGCCGATATGCACTATCCGCGACCTAGCGAGCGCTGGCTTACTCGGCTACCTACGCCCTAAACAACTAACAGAAGGAGATGAACCGATGATAACCGATCAGGACAATGAATACTGGCGCTGGAACAAACTGGGCTACCAGATACGCGGGCGCAACTTCGCTCGGGCTGAGTTTCAAGCCTCGGCCGTCGGTCAGACTTGGCTCCGAGCGATGGAGATCTTGTCGGATGACGCCGAGGCCGATGCTGCTACGGCTGCCCAGGAACTAGGCCAGTTAGCCACGCGTGATAACTGGCAGGGACAGATATATGGCCTTGAGGACTCGCTTAAGAGCGCTACAGGCAACATTGCCAGCCTACAGGCACAAGTTACTAGCCTAGCGCTCAACCCAACCGTAGAGCAGCTCACAGCCGTTCAGACGACATTAGCCGCAGCCGTTCAGCAAGCTCAGGACGATCAAACCAAACTCGATGCCCTCACGGCCCAGAACACCGCAGCTACCACAACAGGCAATAGCTTCCTGTTGTGGCTCGGCGGAATACTAAACTCACTAACAGGTAAAGGAAAATAATCATGGACAATTTAATATATGTATTACTCGTAGTCGTTATAGTCGTCGTCATTCTGGGCGTGGTAAGACGATAATGGATATATTCACCAACGCAGCCGGCCTATCAGTACTAGCGGTCGTCGCCGTTCACCAAATACTTAAAATGAACTTCATACCGCTGACCGTTGCCAATAAGTACCCGGTCCCTACTAACGTCGTACTGAGTGTCATCGCCTCAGTCGTCGTCGCTGTCCAGGGTGGCGTGCATCTGACCGATTGGACGAGCTGGATACTGCTCATCGCAACTATCTCAGTTAGCTCGGCCATCGTCTTCAACGCGACTATAGCTAACATCAAGAGCCTCAAACCAACTATTACCGAGACACCACTAACGTTCCTGCCCCATGCACCAGTGCCAGCCGATCCAGTTGTCGCATCTCAGGTAGTTGTGGCCGCGCCAACACCGGAGGTCCCAACTAGTCAACCGGCCAATCTCTAGCACGTGGTGAGCTGTAGTTATCCACATCCCATCCAAAAATAGTATTGACTATCTGCTCGATTTCGTCATAATCGAACGCGGGAGAACAAATGAACAGACCCAATTCATTGCAAGGTTTTACCATCTACTTTGAGAAGACAGAAGATCCGAATTTATTCAAAGACATCGCGCAACGAAACAGATCGCGACGTCATGCAGAACTAAAACGGGTCCGATACAACTCAAGGGACGCGGTCACTCTTTGTAAGACACTATTCGCTCTTGGCGAATGTAACTAGACAACTCAGCTGGTGAGCATCAA